CATAAAGACACTGAAAGTATTTACGTTCGAGGTCCTTTAAAGATGAGTCTTTACTATGTCCTTTGGGATACTGGATCTTATGATTATCCGTGCATGGAGTACTTGAAACCTGCCTTAGTTCCATTGATGCAACCAATATTGAAGCAGCTAGGAGTTGAAGATATGGGTAGGGTTCTTATTGTTAACCTCAAGCCTAGTGGTCATGTAACTAAACATAACGACCAGGGAACGTATGCAGATCACTACTCAAGGTTTCATTTAGTGTTGCGAAGTAATCAATGGTGTAGCCAAACTTGCGGAGATCAGCAACAAAAGTTTGAGGTGGGCGAGGTCTGGTGGTTTAACCATAAGAAGTTGCACACAGCAGATAATGTTGGCATGACTGACAGAGTGCATATAATATTTGATTGTGTAACTAAATATCCTTTATGCCCAGTGTGACCGTAACTCCTGACAGTAAAGCTACTGTTAACGAAAGTAGAACACCTAAACGAACCATCGAGCTAGCAACGCTTGCTGATTGGAAGGCGAAGGCATCACCATTATTTCAAGAGCATTACGATGAGATTGCTCGCAACAAGAATGTAATGGTGTTAAATGTGAACTGGCCTTTATATGAGTCACTTGCGGAAGCAGATTCATTATTTGTGCATTTAGCAATGCAAGATGGTGTATGTATTGGCTATTCTATGAACTTCGTTAGCTATCACTTTCACTATGCTGACCTAAAGGTTACTCAGAATGACGTTTTATTTGTTAAAAAGGAATTCAGAAGTGGTCGATTAGGTTTAAGTCTTATAAAGGCTACCGAGGAACACGCCAAGTCTATTGGGTGCAAACTCATGTTATGGCACGCTAAAGAAAACACGGCTTTAGAAAAATTGCTACCAAGACTAAAGTATGGTGTTCAAGAAATCATTTATTCCAAGGAGATTTAGAAAATGGTAGTTTCAGCAATAGCAGCAGCAGCTGCAGCAGCAGCGTTAGCAGCACAGCGAAGGGCGCAAAGAGAACAGCAGAGACTTGCTCGTGAGGGTTTAGAAATGCAAAAGCAAGCTAACGAAGAAGCAAAGCAGAGAGCTAAAGAAGCCAAGGATCGTGCTGACATTGAAACGAATAAAGCCAATAGAAAAAAGGCTGACGTTAGTGCTATACAATCAAAAGAAGAACAGTCAGCAATGACAGGACCTGCTGGAACGATGCTTACTGGAACTGAAGGTGTTGAACTAGACGAGGAAAACCTTGGTGGGAACACTTTATTAGGTAGTTAAACAATGAAAACAAAACGTGCTGATCTATTAACAAGGTGGGGTCACCTCAGATCTGAGAGAGCGACATGGTGGTCGCATTGGCAAGAAGTGACAACCTACTTGTTACCTAGAAATGGACGTTATTTTGAACAAGATAGGAATAAAGGTCATAGGAGACATAATTCGATATACGACAACACAGGAACAAGAGCGTTAAGGACATTAGGTGCTGGCATGATGGCAGGTGCGACATCCCCTGCAAGACCTTGGTTTAGGCTTGGAACAGCAGATCCAGAGTTAAATGATTATGCACCTGTAAAGATGTGGCTACATGACGTTACTGAACGTATGCAGTTGGTGTTTCAAAGATCTAATACATATAGAACATTACATGGAATTTATGAAGAACTGGGAGCATTTGGTACGGCAGGTTCTATTATCCTCCCTGATCCTAAAACAGCTATACATCACTATCCTATAACGATTGGAGAGTATGCAATTGCTACTGATTACCAAGGTAGAGTTAATACTTTGTATAGAGAATTCCAGAAAACAGTGGGAGAAGTGGTAAGAGAGTTTGGATATAACAAATGTTCAACGTCCGTTAAGAATCTGTTTGACAGAGGTTCATTAGATCAGTGGATTACGATAGTTCATGCGATAGAACCAAGGGATGATAGGGAGCGTGACTTCAAAAAGAAGGACAATAAGAACATGGCTTATAAGTCTTGTTATTTTGAGATTGGTGGAGATGGTGAGGATGTTCTTAGAGAAAGTGGATTTAGAGATTTCCCTGCTGTAGTTCCTAGATGGGGTATTGCTGGCGGTGATGTTTATGGCAATTCACCTGGGATGGAGTCATTAGGTGATATCAAACAGCTACAACATGAACAATTGCGTAAGGCACAAGGCATTGATTACCAAACAAAACCACCATTACAAGTACCTAGTTATCTAAAGAATAGAGATGTAGATAGTTTGCCTGGTGGAGTTACATTTATTGATGGAGCGCAAGGAAAGATAGAGACAGCATTTAATGTCAATCTAAACCTTCAGCACTTGTTAATGGACATACAGGATGTTCGTGGCCGTATAAATAGTAGTTTTTATGCTGATCTGTTCTTGATGTTGGCTAATGCTACTGATACAAGGATGACAGCAACGGAAGTAGCAGAACGTCATGAGGAAAAACTATTAATGTTAGGTCCAGTATTGGAGAGATTACATAACGAATTGCTAGATCCATTGATAGATAATACGTTTAACAGGATGGTTGAAAGTGGATTAGTACCACCTGCCCCAGAAGAATTGCAAGGAATGGACTTAAGTGTTGAGTTTGTTTCAATGTTAGCTCAAGCACAACGTGCAATTGGTACAAATAGTGTTGATAGATATGTCAATAACTTAGGAATGGTTGCTCAAATGAAGCCAGATGTACTTGATAAGTTTGATTCTGATGCATGGGCTGATGGATATGCCGATATGTTGGGAGTTGATCCATCGCT